ATTCGGTTTTGTTGATTTTACTTAGCTGCTTCTTGCCAACTTTACCCTCAATGTATCGCAAAAATGTACGTGCATTTTCGACATCTTTGAATAGCAAATTGTTTTCAGCGTACATTATCCGTGCAAGTTTATGCGATGGCATATCCATGCCGTAAGTATCCCTGTATGAGCGTGCTACTTCGCTTTTGGTCATAGATGCGCTTCTACTATCATTTCAGCTAAAGATGTCCAGTAGGTTACCCCTGATTTCACAACCTTACCCTGCAATATCCATAGTCCGGGAATGTCTATATCGCCAACCGTTGTGGTGTAGGTTATCTCATGGTTAGCAACAATGGTTGCACTCCATGACCCAGTCTGACCGGATGGCTTCTTATAATAAATGTCAGCAGATGTTGGGTTGTGTAAGTTTACCCCTTGCTCTGTTAGCTTTATAGTTACGTTGGTACCGTTGTATATCATGATTCAAAAGTTGATGTTATCGTTACGTTATAATGATTTGATGCTTGTATAGTTACCGGTTTGCTTTGTTCATCATCAATGGAAACGCTTGTATTTTGTTGGCTAATAATACTTACCTGTGTATTTTGCGCTGATTGAATTGTTACGTTTGCGTTAAACGAATACAAAGGTATAATCAAATTCGCATCGAATCCTGTCAGCACGAATGTACCACGGTCAGCCGTGAGTGTTGGGGTAATTGAACTCTTTACCAGGTCTGCATCCCTTCCGGTCAATACGAATGTGCCACGATCAGCAGCGATATAACGCACCCTTGCGAAGTTGGCATCCCTTCCGGTGAGGGTGAATATTCCCCTGTCAGCGACTATGCGCCTATTGGCAATGGTGCCTGCATCGTTTCCGGTGAGCGTGAAGGTACCTTTATCCCCGACTATTGTCTTGCCAATGGTGAAATTCGCAGCATTCCCGGTGAGCGTAAACGCAGCTACAACGGCTGCTATGCGATATGCCTGCCTTAAATCTACTACGTTACCGGTTAGGGTATAAGTACCCTTATCTGCGACAATGGTATTGCCTGCCGCACCGTTATTACGTAATAGCGTTAAAAGCATTGTTCGCTTCTATTAGTTCTTGTTCAAGTTGTATAACACATTCAATGTCCCCACGCTGCTTCGCTGCACCTATCAGTAGCTGAAGGTGATTGATGCGCTTGCTCCAAAGTTCCTTTTCTTCTGCCTGTGTCATATTAGATTACCATTTGTCTAAACATTAGAGTAGATGTGTTCATCAACATATAAACGTACAATATCACCGTTGCCCCATCTTGATACTCCACATCAAATGCAGTATCACCAACGATAGCAGCACCTTGCACTACAGGCATAGTATTCCATCCATCCATTGCTTGCCCGGCTATATTGTATTTAAACCACCTGTTTGTGGCATCCTTTTGAATGTAGATGTTATCCGAATAATAGGCATACTTTGTACCCGTTGTGAATGTTTCAGTCAAAGGTGCATACGTTACACCCGATACCCATGTATTGGCAGCAATATCGTAGTAGTCAAGTACGGCACCTGCACTACCTCTAAATGAGTAGATTCTGCGACCATTTATGATAGCGGATTCGGAAGTCCAAGCGCTATTTGTTACAGCCCATATCCAATGCCCCGACATCCCTGCTCCGGGTGCTGCTGCTCTTGCTGCTGTTGGGGATAAAGTACTCCATGTGTTCGCACCTATATCGTAGCGGTACAAGGTAACTGCGTTATTCCCCATGTAATAGAGGAAGTTATCATTTCCGCTAATCTGATAAACCGAGGTTGCATCCGGTGTTGTAGTCCACGTTGCAACGGTGAGCGTGTCGGTTGTGTTTGCCGTAATCGTACGAAGTTGCCCTGCACCTGTACCCGATACAATGCGTACCTGTGAGTTAATCCATTGGGATGCAGTCCATGTCTTTGTGTTATTTACAAGCGTTGTAGCGGTTGCGGATGTTGCAGTACCGGATGCAAGTGCCACATAATCTTGATCATACCATGAAGGCGTTGCTATTAGTTTACCATCCGTTGCAATAGTTGCAGCTAATCCGGTTTGAGATAAGGTAGTCCATGTGTTTGTAGCATAATCATATTTACGGAAAGAACCTGATGCCAAAGTACCTGCGCCAAGTACATACCATACCGGAGTACAAAGTCGGTAAACGGTAGAAGCAGAAAATGCCGATGCCTGCGTAGCTACGGTTATAACTGCGTTAGTTCCGATAGTATTTGAAACAATTTGCAGCGTAACCCCTGCGTTAGGCCCGGATAAGATGTGTATTGAATACCCCGCAAGTGAACGGGCTATAGTTTGGTTCGTTGTAATTGTAGAGGTAGTACCTGCCGTTGCGGTCAGCGATGCGGCAATCGTTGAACCTGTTGACCATGCCCCGGCGGTACATGCCGCCCCTGCTGCCAAAGTACCTGCAAGCGCAGGTGAAGGCAACTGCACCCATCCATCCTCATTGGGGTTGTAAAGCCATGCAGAAGTTGTACCATTGACATACAACTGATTTTGTTTAAAGTGCCGGGAAGATGCAATGAAAGAACCTGCTGCAGATGCGGAAGGGGCAGGGGTAACTTGTTCCCATCTCTTCAAATCTAATATCTGTCTATTTCCGTTTGTAGTTGGCATTATGTTACGTTTATATTTCTTCTTAAATTATCGGCAGTCATTCTTTCAAATGATTGCACCTGTGAGTTGGCAGCCACACCACCTATAGTTGCAAGGTTGGTGATGTTCCAGGTACCCGATTGGTTAGCAGATACCGTACCCGATACAGGGGAAGTAACACCGGAAGGATCCACAAGCATACGGCCCGTTAATGGGTTGACCTGTGCCATTCCGATAGTACGGGTGAGTGCCTGTATAGCCATCCGCATGGCTTCGATGGCTTCCATTAATTCCTGCGCGCCTGTTACGGGTAGAGGGTTTGCATCGCTAACATCATTAGCCACACCATCGCCACCCGTTACTGGTTTAATGCGTTGGTACAATATTCCGCCAATATCATCGGCTGCTATAGTTGCGCCACTCCCCGGTGTATATCCTACGTTATCTGCCATTATTGAAGTGTTAAGAGTCCATTAACTTGGTCAAAATCAACCGTTAAAGATTCACCCGAAAGCAGGGTGATGCTGCTTCCGTAATCAAACCACCCGATGAGCGGCCCACCTGCAGCAGTGGAGTTATACACCACCACATACCGGAATGGCCCTGTGCTACCACCTGTTGATGTGAGGGTAGTGTCCGCAACCACCAACTTATAAAGTCCACCCGATTGAGCGGATGAAGTAGTGGTTAAATTTCGTGTGGATAAATTCGTGTAAGTGATTTGAGTGATGTCGGCAAGCAGGCTATTCGCAGCAGTTGGTGCCACGTTAGATAGTGCAATGGTTAGCTGATTGCTTCCCAGATTGTGGGTGCCTTCGGCTACTGCTTCTACGAATGAATCGAACTTATTGAAAGATGCCATCTGTAATTATTTATGCAAATTTACTCATTACTTTTCGATTTCAGCACCCCTGCAATCTTACGGGCAATGCCCCACTTATTCGCCTGGTAAAGTTTCATGTCGGTAAGGTTGGTGATGAAGCAAACTTCAATCAGTACCGTTTCTGCATCCGCTTTCATCCATGCCAATGATCTGCGTGCAGTTAGCTTTTCCGGTCTGATACCTCTATCCTTAAAGCCAACGGAAGTAAATATCTTCAGCAGGGAATTTGCAAGGTCTTGTTCAAATTTGCTCACGTTATCGGGTACTATTACCTCACTACCCTTCGCTTCAGCGTTTGCGGATGCATTCCAATGGATGTCAACTAAAATATCCCTTTTGGTGAACTTCCCACGCAGCCATGCAAGTGTCTGTGATAGTGCATTGGTATTGCTATCTGTAAGCGGCTCTATACCTTCCTTTTGCAGTTCAGCAACTACCATATCCCGTAATTCAATGGCTAAATCACGTTCGATGTAGTTATTACCGGAAGCACCGGGATCCTTGCCACCATGCCCGGCTGATAGGATTATTTTTCTTCCCATGACTTATAGATTAGAAATGCTATAATACCTACGATTGATAACGCTAACCAAAATGGCAGCCGTTTGGTTTCCTTACTACGATATTCTGACTGACTGAAAGCCGTTACGCTGCCTGTTGTCTTAACGCTATCCTTTCGGATGCCGTTGATAACTTCTTTACTGGATGCCTTCACATTCTCATAGATTATCCTTTTGCGCAGGATAGGAACGGTTGTATAGGTTGTGTCGAATAACTCTACTGTCTTTGTCTGAATGTCAATCCATTCCTGTAGTGTACGGGTGGTATCAACTACTGATACCCTTGTAGTATCGTATTCAAATATTGTTAACGTTTCAGTTTTTCCCCTTGCTTTGTTTACTGAATTGCAGGAAAGCAATACTATCAGTACCACTATTGCAATGAAAACAATAGGGAACCAATTATAGTTTTTGTTCTGGCTCATCTGTAGCTGCATATTGTTCACCATTTGCGAGTAGTGCGGAAAATACCTCTAATAATGTAGGAAGGAAAGCGATAACCGTTGCTACGCTTGCCATTTGGTGGTCGTTGAGTTTGAATATCTGAAATACCGCCAACACGGTGGGGCCGGATAACAACCCGATTACCCTCTTTGATTTGCGGTACCATTTAGGTGCCGGCTTGTTTACGTTTGTAAGACTAATGTTTGTCTTTCCCATTTCTGTACTTATTTATGTTTACGAATATTGTTACTAATGCGCTTGCAATGGTGCAGTAAGTTGCCAAATCCGATGCGGTCAAATGGCTGAATACCCATAAAAAAATAGTTACAAGCAGTCCATTTATTCCTGCATCATTTGTTTGGTGTTCCATTGCTAACGCTTTACCAGTTTATAAAAGTTGAGAATAAAATCATCTATGAGTGTGTTATCCGTTCCCCATTGCTGCACGATGTGTGCAGGTATAGGCACGTTGCCATCTGTAACCTTCTTCCCCTTGCGGTCATATGCGACTACATAGGAATTGCAACCCTGTGCGGTATCTCTGCCAAGTCCAAACACTACCCACGTTATTTGCGTTATAGTGTCCTTTGTCAGTTTGTTAAACTCTACAGGTTTGACTTGTATGGCAGCAGGTATAGTGTCTGCTTGTTGTACTTGCACCTGTACGGGTGCGGTTACTGATAATGTGATTGCGGTTGCGATTGCGGTGAGCATAGTATTAGAATTTAGATATTATTTTCCAGTTAGTGCCATCTGACATTATTTGTACGGTGGCATATTGTACGGATAGTGAATAAGTAGTTGCGCCATCAATAGTTTCGGATGCGTTACCATCAACGGTTATCGTACCTGCACCGCTATTCTTTATTATCAGTATTCTACCTGTGCGACCAGATGATGCCGGAAGCGTTACGGTGAAAGTACCGGAAGTACAATCAATAACGTAGTCATCATTAGTAGCGGTGTATGCGCCTGTTTTGGTAACGTATGCCTGTTTGAACCCGATGCCAGAGATTGAGCCGTTTACTTGTAATTCATCAACCCCGTTATCGGTAGTGGTATTTAATAACACTCTACCTGATGTTGCTACACGCATCCTTTCGGTTGATGTAGTCCAAAACTGAATATTATCATCTGCGCCATGAACGTAAAATCTTGTTTGATTTGCAACACTTCCTGAACTTGCTTGAAACTCCCAAGCACCTGGGATATAGGTTGATGTTGCCCCTTTTTGAGTGTAAAAAAAATCAGCACCAAAAACATGCGCAGAATTGCTTGAACCGTATGCGGAAAATCCAATTATTGGATCGTTAATTTGAGTTGCAGAAAAACTACCCGGAGTATTTGACCTTGTGCTATAGCCTATCCATTGCACACCTAAACCAGAACTTGAATAAGTAAAATGTCTATGAATATATTGTGTACCTGCTTTATGAAATTCCATAGCACTATTAGCACCCAAAAAAGAAGTAGTAGGCATATTAAAGCCTATTTGATTTGAACTATTAACAAGCATAGTGTTAACACTACCTGCTACATCATTAATTCTAAATAATCTATTCCCCCCGTTGTAATCATTGCCGGCCCTCCATTGAGTTGTGCCTGCATTTTGGAAATCTATGTATGCGTTTGTTGTACCTGTACCATTTAGTATTGCAAGGTTATTACCTGTCCCTGTTGCCTTTAATACGGTTGCAATGGCACTACCACTCACCTGCAAAGCATCTACTCCGTTATCTGTGTTGGTGTTGATTAGGGTTGTGCCATTAACTGATAGTTTAGCAGCAGGTGCGGTGTAACCTATACCAAAATTACCGGATGCTATTATCCTTGCTTTTTCAGTATTATTTGTATGCCATGCATGATACCCACTGCCACCACCAAGATATTCAGATGCTATATGATTGTTAATTCTATCATAGGTTAATAGTGTGTTAGATGCACTACCTGCCATGCCTATTGACATACTACCAGATGTGTTTACAAATCTTATAAATCCATCTACAGATGTTGTACTTTCTAATCTTAATTCAGCATCACTTGACCTAAAATGGTAATTTGCTCCTGGTGTAGCAGTTCCGAACCCTATTTGTGTTCCATTATCAAATATCTGTGAGTTACCTATAGCAGTAGATGAAGTGAATTTTGATACATAGTTGGTAGTACCGCTACCCGTAACCGTTCCACCTCCACCACCACCTACTTTCTGCCAAGTCCTCTTATACTTCACATACAACGAACTATCAGCCGGGCGAATCAGTATCTGTGAACTATCAGCACTCACCCCGGCGGCAGTATCTTTTGTCGGAATACCGATACCATTAACATAACGTACCTTACTACCCGTTTGCTGCCATTGTGCGGATGCGGATAGGGATAGAAGTATTGCACAGATTGTTATAAACTTTCTCATATGTATTTATTGTACTAAAATTATAATTTTCTCACCTGCGAAGAAAGGCACTCCCGAATCAACGGTCAGCGTACCACTACCCACAGTCCACACTACACCTGTACCCGGTGAACCGCTATAAGCAATTGTTTCAAACGATGTACCACCCCGTGAGCCGTATATCATTGTCTTACCTGCCCCACCCGGTATAGCTATCGAAGTCTCCCCACCACCGGCAGTATATTGCAGCACCTGTGTAGTTGTACCTTGTATAACGATGCCTGTCGGCGTTACGGTGGTTCCTGCTAAACTATACACCCCTGTACCTTGATAACTTACCTGATAAGTTGCAATGTCCTTATTTGCCCCTGTAATGGTAAAGGATTGCAG